AGAGATAGATCTACAAGGACAATCCGTAGATATAGACAGTGGCAATTTCCGCCCAGCATCCTGGAGTCTACCTCTGTTGACAAAACAGGTCGGTATTAAAATAGAAGATACAGCCAACAATTCACAAGGTGTTGAAAGTTATGTAGGGCTATCTACCTCAGGTATCAAAATAGACAACGCTAATTCTAGTAGTTATGGATCAGCAGTCTGGAATTCATCTGGTGATTTTAGTATTGATATGGCAGTATCGACAGGTCAAGAGCCCTCACTCGATGTTACAACATATTTAGATAATAGTATATGGCTCGGGGAAGAGGATACCCTTTCCGGAACAGTCAACATTCATGTAACTGGAAGCAAGTCACGCACAAACGAGACATATGTGCAAACAGACTATAAGCCAGACGCACTATCTATTTATTATGATACAGGTACTGGTGGAAATGAATCTGACAAAGATTTAGCTTTAGTCAGAGCTGCATTTAATGCAGATACACAAACATCAAAAAATTCATACACCTTTTATGGGACAGGAGGGTATCTATATAACAGTGGAGCGGTGAAAATTGGAGCTGCTCTTGGTGTCAGCACACCTGCACAACTTTTGCATATAGAAGGGACAAATCCGCAAATACTTATTGAAGAAAGCTCTACAGAATTTGTCAGACTTGGTGTAGAAGCTACCACCGGGGATATGTGCCTAGGATGGGATGATGCAGATGACATGCATTTTGGAGTATTTTCGTCCCCAACAGATACCACCATAGACGCCAAAATGATAATCGAAGGAAGCACAGGTGATGTTGGAATTGGAACAACAGCCCCAGATTTACGGCTATCTGTAAAAGATGCTGCATCTAACACCTACGTAGCTAGATTCGAAAATACCTCCGGCACCAATCCCAAGGGGGTAAAAATACGAGTGGAGGAAAACAACACAGATGCAATTCTTATTAATTTTGAAAGAAACAGTGGATACACCTTAGACTCAATCATTGGAGACGGAGCTAATGGAGCTAAGTTTACAGGTACAGCAGCAGGAATAACCTCTGACGTAAGAAACAAGACTTCTATAATTCCAATAGAGCAATCATTACTCAACCCACAAGAAATTCTTAATAGTATCGATGTTATAGAATTTAAGTATAAGTCATATGATTGGCACACGGATAAGGTTAAGGAACAAAAGAACTCAGAAACACGAATTGGTGTAAGTGCACAACAGCTGAAAACTGTAGTGCCTACGGTGGTTTCACAACACGAGTCATTGAATATTATTAACAAATTACACCCAGGTGATGCAGGGTATAAATGGATGGAGGTTAAGTATGAAGAACTAGTACCTCTGTTAATTCAAACAAGTAAAGAGCAAAATGCACTCATACAACAGCTAGAAAATAAAATAAAAATGATAGAGGAAAAAATAGCATGCCTATAGTAATACCAAGTGGCTCATCTGAGATATTATTTGTATCACAAGCATCGGCAAGTTTAGATTATAGATTTACTCCCGGCAATCGCACAGGGAGCGGAGTCATAGGTATATGGGAAATGGATCCAGATGATGGATCGAGCATACAATTTAGAATACCTAAATTATCATTTGGAGGAGATGACGATAGAATAGCTTTTTATGTATCGGGCAGTGGTGAAATCGGTGTCAATACGAAAAATCCAAAGTCATCATTTGATTTTGTACCCACCAGTGGTAAGCATATCATACAGGGAAAAACAAAAATCACAGGATCTGTAAATATAGTCGGGGATGTAACAGCCTCAGGTCATATAAGCTCAAGTGGAAATTTATATGGATCTAGAGTAATTACAGATCGAATTCAACCTACAGATGGTACTTCAGATATATACTTTGCAAAGGGTATCCACGTTGCGAATGGAAGCATTACAGCTTCAGCTGATATAAGTTCAAGTGGTGAGATAACTGGATATGTTGGATATAACCAACACTCTACCTCATCATTTACAGTAGGTAGAGGTGATGTAGTCCGATTCGGTAGTGGCACATCAGTGACTGGTAAAATCTATCATTATAAATCAGATGGATCTTGGGAACTAGCTAACTGCACCGGTGTAGCAACCAGTGATGGAATGTTAGCTGTAGCTTTAGGAACAGATCCAGATCAAGATGGAATGCTATTGAGGGGAATGTGTAAAGTTCATACAATTCAAGGTACAGAGGCAGTTGGAATGCCATTGTACTTATCTGAAACCGCAACAGGTACTGTAGATTGTGTGGCACCTGCAGCTTCAGATGAGGTTGTACGAGTAATAGGATATTGTTTGCATGCTTCCTCTAAACTGATATGGTTTAATCCAGATAGCACATTCGTAGAGATTGCGTAATAACATAAGAGTAGTATAACTAGATAAAAACAGATTAGGTAGATATTTATATATGGCAAATGTAACTTGGGATAACGCAGACTTTAAGTGGAATATAAATCCACATTTATGGAATTTAGTAGAAGAGCTAATTTCCGGCGGAGATGGTGGTGATATACCAAAAAAGCTACAGGGTCTGCCTAAAGATGAAAAACAGAAGTTTATTAGGCTAATTATGGAGTTCAAAGGTATCAAGGTATACGATGAGAAGAAAGAAGTAAAAAACATAAAAGCTTATGCGACCGATGTAGAATTGATCGCAGAGGAGATAAAAAGAAATGTACAAATTATACACTGATAAGATAGAGAATTTTGAAGCAAAAATAAAACTAGAAGGAGCTTCATTAAAAAAATCGATTGCTAGATTAGTAATCGAAGCAGACGGGTTTGATTTATTATTCAAAGGAACTATATCGGAATCCGGTAAAGTGAAAATCCCTGTGAAGCGTCTCCGCGGATTGCTAGATGAGAGTACAAAAGGTACTATTAAGCTAGAAGTGATAGCAGAGGATACATACTTTACACCATGGGAAAGTCAATTTGAGGTAAACACATCTAAGAAAGTTACCGTTGAGATAAAGTCACAATCTGCACCTATGATTAAGACTATCAGCAACAAAGCAAATGTAGAGATACAAGTTATGAATGAACAAGCAGTTACAAAAAGTGAAAAAGAGCACGTAATAAGCATTGTTAAGTTATTAATTAGAGAGAATATTAATTTACGTAACCTAACAATTAAAAAAGATAAACTCAATAATATTATTGGAGAGTATATTACAGGTAATGATATTACAGAGGGTCAAAGAGCCCCTGTAATACAGAAAGTTATCCGTGTCCTTGAAAAACGTAAATAGGGAGTTATAAAGTATGGCTGGATCAGACAATTTTACAGGCCAAAATATTCAAGATACTTATCAAAGGGTATTACAGATATCGTCCAGCGGACAGTTAGCAGATGGTACAGGATCACTTGTGCCACTTCTACATGTAACCGCATCATATGCTGTGTCTGCATCTCACGAAATTACATATGAATTATCATCTTCGTATGCTGAGACTGCCTCAATGGCATCTAACAATTTTAACGTGCAAGGAGATATAAGTGCAAGTGGTGATGTAATAGGCCAAAATTTCACAGCACATGATGTTCTCTCTACTTCATTTACAGGGTCGGTAGATAATCCTGCAATACGACTCGGTCCTTTATCAGGAAATGCAGCTGGTAATAAAGTAGGTCTTATGATGGAGGACTTAAATCCTCCAAATAAACTATTCGTACCTTACTTTTGTGCTAATGGAAACAAAATATTTGGGTTCGGTACATTAATGGATATGCAAGCTGGTATCCAAATGAATAGCAATAAGATATCATTTGATGCAGATGCTACAAACACATTTATACAATCTGACCAAGAAACTCCTGAAAATCTTGAAGTTCATGCTGATGGTAATATCGAACTAAGAGCTCAAGATGATTTACAAGTATATAGCAATATAGACGTGTCTGGTCAAATTACAGCCTCAGGTCATATAAGTGCAAGTGGGAATATAGATGCAGTAAATATAGATGCACTTACTTCATTACAAGTAAATAATAAAAGAATAACTTATGCTAATGATGACCTAACATTTTTAGATACAGGATTAAATGTAGCAGGCGGAGCTATAACAGCCTCAGGTGATATAAGTTCAAGTGGTGATATTTATGGTAGCACTTTAACAGTGGCCGGACCTGCTTCGTTTGTAGGTACAGTCGCGTTAACTGGTACCGGTAGAATAACTGGTATTGATACTGTCGCGTCAGTAGGTGACGCAGCTAATAAAGCGTATGTAGACGACCATGTTTGGAACGGTAACGATATAACGTCCGGTGTTGTTGTTTCTGCTAGATTAGACACCGACACAGCTCACTTAAGTGTTAATCAGGTAATCACCGGTACTAAAACAATTAACCAAAGATTGTTTGCCGCACCTGGGGCCACTGATGGAAATGTATGTGGAGATTTTCTTCAATTCGGAACAACCACAGTTGTACGAGGTAAAATATATTATTTTGATTCTACAGGTCAAGCGGGTGACTGCTGGACATTAACCAATGCCACTACAGCCGCAAATTCTAAAGGTTTATTAGCTGTTGCCATGGGAAATGGTACTGCTAATTTTGTCGGCATGTGTATAAAGGGTAGAGTAAATCTTAGCCATAACCCCGGGGCAATTGCAGCTGTGCTTTATTTAAGTGAAGACACTGCAGGGTTTGCCACAAGCACTGCACCAGTAGACGGTGATGAAGTTGTAAGAATTATAGGATATGCATTAACTGCAAACGGAAATGACGTTTGGTTTGATCCTGATAGCACATATGTGGAGATTGCATAATGACATATATAGATGAAACATTGGCCTTCGAATCTGATAAGATATATTATACAGAAGATGGATCTGAGCTCCAAGTCATGATGAGTTGGGAAGATCCTTTAATGTCTGCATCTGCTGCTTACGTTTGTGGTGGTGCAGGAGATATCTTAGAGATAGGATTTGGAATGGGAATATCAGCAGGGTATATTCAATCCCACTCAATTGTATCACATACTATAATAGAGAACCATCCTGAAATAATCCCGAAGGCTCAGACTTGGGCAAGTGGAAAATCCAATGTAACAATAGTAACTGGTAGTTGGTATGATATAAGAGATTCCTTATCAACATATGACGGGGTATTCTATGATGCATTCGGCGACGAAGATCAGATACACTTTTCCTCTTCATTATCATCTTTAGTAAAAAAAGGTGGTAAAGCTACATGGTGGAATAGTCATCCAAATGAAACAACCTTTTTTAATATACCTAATGTAACATATCAACAATATTCTGTTAACCCTCCTACAAATACTTATTTTAACCATACAACCTACTACCTACCTAAATGGCAACACTAAACGCAACTAAATGGGGTCGTCTAGCTATGACGGGTCAATCCACCCATGCTGCAGCAAGGGATAGTGCAACAGCAAATTCTGTGTCTGTTGACCCTACATTTTCATCTGCAGCTGCAATTCAATATAAAAAGCAAGCGGGAAGATCCGGCAATGTTTATAATCTTTATCGTTCATATTATTACTTCAACACCACTGGTATAACAGGTAATGTTACAGACTCATCCCTTAATATAAGGGGGGTATCCGCCGAAACAGCTGCTGTTAGAATAATACCAAGTACAGCTTTTGGAGGAGATGGAAGTGCAGATATAGTAGCTACTGATTTCGATAATATAACATTTAATGGAGCTCTAGGAGCTGCAGGAGAGAGCTGGAACGATGGTGCTAATAATGAACTTGAATTTGTAGACAAAGACAATGCAGAAGGAGTAGCAAATGCAGCTATAAGAGATCAGAATTATTTTATTTGCGCTGTAATTGAATATGGCCATGACTGGAGGAATGTAGATCCAGGAAGCGCTGTTACCTTACAAGCAGGTATAAATTATGCAGTAGCAGCTTATTTAGATTATACTGAAGCTACTTCGGGCTATGCAAATGATATTATGGGCGTCGCGACAGCGAATATTGGAAAAGTAATAAACGTAGCCACAGCAAATATTGGAAAAGTCATAGGTGTTTAAGCCTAGGGTGATATTTATAATATATGGAGAAGAATATGAACTTAGGAACGTGGTTAGCCGACCAAATAATAACAGAAGATGCATCTAATATAACAACAATTGTTGCTATATATCCCGGCAGATTCCAGCCAATGGGTAAGCATCACGCTCAGGCATTTAAGTGGCTCAAATCTAAATTTAAAGATGCTCATGTAGTGACATCTGACAAAGTTGATCTACCAAAATCACCATTCTCGTTTAATGACAAGAAAAAGATAATAGCCTCACACGGAATACGTAATATTGTTAAAGTAAAGAATCCATATCAAGCAACAGAGCTTCTTAAAAAGTATGATCCGAAAACAACAGCAGCTGTATTTATGGTCGGTGCAAAAGACGCAAGTAGGTTAGGTGGTAAGTTTTTTAGACCTTGGAAGGGTAACGCAGAGATAGGGTACAAAGACGGAGCTTACACAATTATTGCACCACATGTATCATTAAAGGTACCCGGCCATGGTGAGATGTCCGGTACTGCTATTAGAACAGCGTTGGGAGCAAAAGCTATTACAGATAAGGATAGGTTAGAATTATTCAAACACATATTCGGACATACTAAGAATTACGACTTAATAACAAAAAAGTTAGGTGTGAATGAATCTATATTAGATTTTATTGCCTCCGGTAAAGTCCACGCGATATTATTAGAGAACAGTAAAGCTAGTACTGCGACCTTAGGTGACGTAGATGATGGACCACAAGGTTGGTATCAATCTCAAGCTCACTATAAGAGTTCTACAAACGATGTAGCTATGCAATTAGGCATGACTATTATTAATTACCTTTCCGGTGATGAAGAATTAAAATTTGGAACAAGTAGATTCCAAGGTAAGACAATGTCCCCATCTTCCTTCCCAGCTGGTGTTGCAGGTAAAAAAACAGCAACAAACCAGGACGACTTACCATCATCACGAGCATACGCAAAATGGAAATCACATGTGGATGGTATAGCGGCACAACTAGGAATGGAGCTGTTAGATTATTTAGGAGCAGATAAATCTAAAAAAACTAAAGAGCCAAACAAGATCGATGAAACAATATCACTACCAGTAGAGATAGGTGATACTGTTTTAATGGGAAAGTTCAAAAATAAGAAAGTTGTTGTAAAGACTATTAGTTTTAATGAAAAAGGTGATCTTCTAATAAACGGTAGAACAGCTATGAAAATGAGGTTAGTTAAAAAGCAAAAGGCTGTTACTGAAGGATTAATAACTGAAGGTGGAGCATATGGACATATGTCACATCCATTTGATGACAGGGGATTAACGTTTGGTGATTTTAAGGAAATAATTGACATATCATTACAAGGTAAATTAGACCTAGATACAGCAGCAACAGAAAAAACAGATGGTCAAAATTTGTTTATAACCTGGAACGGTGAATTACGAGCAGCTAGAAACAACGGTGACATAAAGAGAGGTGGGATGGATGCTAATTCGTTTGCAGCTAAGTGGAAGGGTAGAGGTAATATAGAGAAAGCTTTCACATACGCATTTAAAGATCTCTCGAAAGCAATAGGGAAGATATCAGACAAGCAACGCGCAAAGATATTTAATGATGGTAACAATTGGATGAACATGGAGATTATGTATCCAGCATCTCAAAATGTTATAGTGTATGACGCTCCACATTTACAATTTCATGGTATATTAAAATACGAGAAAGGTGTACCAGTTGGTACTGTAAAAGATGGTGCAAGAATATTAGCAGGTATGATAAAGCAGGTAGATGCTAACATACAGAAGAGTTTTAGTATAATTGGACCACATGTTCTTAAAATGTCCCCACACCAAGACTTCGCGGCTAAAGTTCCATATTTTAAAGCAAAGCTACAGAAACTAATGTCACCGTATGGTATGAGAGATTCAAGCACATTTGCAGAATATCATCAAGCGTGGTGGGAAGCATACATTGACAAAAACTTCAAGAATCTTGACACGAGAGTTAAAATGGGGTTAGTCAAACGCTGGGCATTTTTTGATAAGTCATTTAGGTTAAATAAGAAGACAATAGAAGACGAAACGTTACTATCTAAAATAATTGAATTTGATAAACAAAAACATAAAGGTACAGTACAAGATACTATGAAGCCATTCGAAGTATTATTCTTTGAACTAGGTGTTGAGGTATTAAAGAATGTAGAAGGCTTCTTAACCGCTAGTCCAGACAAAGCGATAAAGCATATTAAAAGTCAAGTATCAAAAGCTATTAGCGATGTACGTAGGGGCGGTGATATTAAAAAATTAAATAGAATGGGTCAACAATTAAATAAATTAAATGCAATTGGCGGATGGAAAGCAGTTATACCATCTGAAGGACTTGTATTTATTTACAAAGGTAGTACATATAAGTTAACAGGTGCATTTGGTCCAATAAATCAAATAGCAGGCCTGATGACGTTTTAAGGAAAAGTTATGAAGAAAGGAATTACACAAGATAAAGTACAGAGGATGAGAAATTTAATCTCTGGTAATCATAATAACAAAAGTTTAATACGCAGTGGCTATACTAAGAATATAGTCGAGCGTGTAGAAGGACAAGTTTGGACAGAGCGCGGTAAAACATGGACTATTAAGAATGGCATAAAGCGGACTGTTGATAAATTAGATTTTGCTAGAAAAATTAATAGAGTGCCATTCGCTTGCCCGAAGTGTGTACAATCATTAAAACATTCTGCTCATAAACAGATGTATAAGCGATGGGGAATGTGCTTAACGTGTGTAGTAAAGTGGGAGGCGGAGATGAAGGCTAATGGTACATACGATGAGTGGTTTAAGCAATTCGATGTATCAAACTTTAATGCATTCATATCAGACATTCAGGGAGAATATAATGATTGGTTACAATCCAGAAATGCACAGCACTACATAACAGAAGCAGGACAAATAGAGGATTGGAGTGGTGGTGAGCAAGGCGATGAATTATCAAAAGAGTTTAACAAAACAGTAGCTAAAGCAAAGGAGCAACATAATGCAAAGCATAAAGATTAAGAATATTATAAACGAAGAAGTACATAAATTACTAGAAGCGTCGATTACTAAAGGATTTCGAAAAGCTGTTGAAGCTCTACAGAAGGCACAGTTAGATCAACAAACATTAAGGAAAGCTTTCGTTGCAGAGAAGAATCCAAAACAAAAAGAGAAGCTAAAGCAATCGTTAATTAAAATGCACAAAGTCGTGCAGAAGGTAGAAGTAGAGTTCAACGATGTTTTACGGAACGAACCAGCTGGTGAGTTAGAAGAGGTAGATGTACGTAAGGTACATGGTGATGAGAGGATAGAAAATCCTGATACAGGTAATGCAATTAAACTCAGTACAGCATTAAAATCTAAAAAAAGCTCTGCAGTGTATCGCACAGCAAAAGAAAAATATAATCAATACAAGGATAAGGAATAGTTATATGAAAAATTTATGGAAATGGGTACTAGGAGCAATAGCTGCTATAGCCGGTATAGTTACACTATTTGCCTCACAGAGTGCAAGTAAGCAAGTTTATGACGATAAGGTCAACGATAACAATGATGAAGTCAAAAAAGTTAAGACTAAGACCAAAGAGGCAACAACAAAGAAAGCAGCCACGAAAGCAGCACTATCTAAAGCAAAGACGAAAACAGCTAGTACAAAGTCTAAAGTAAAGCAAACCGGTAGTGCTACAAAGACCACAAAAGATTTTAAGAAAAAATATAGAAGTAAGTCGTGAAGCAGATACTAACTACACTCTTACTGTGTGTATCTAGTTTTTGTCTCTCCCAAGACACTATCCAAATACCAGCTGTTGAACTCCAAGAGTTTATACTAGCTGTAGATACCCTAGAATCACAAGATTCAATTAAAACACTATTAATTAACCAACTTGAACATGAAATTAAACTTCATGTGCTATTAGCTGAACAAGATAGTCTAATCATCTTGTATAAAGATCAAGAGATATTACTACTAAATGAACAGATAGAGTTACATATAGATCGGTTAGCTCAAGTAGATAAATGGTATAATAAACCATGGGTTGGTTTCGCAGGAGGAGCTCTAGGAACGGTACTGCTGATCCACGTAATAGATTACACTCTACCACAGTAATAATTTACACTCTATATATTTATATATAATGGCGAAAGACTTAAAACAAATAATTGCAGATGAGTATGTGAAGTGCGCTAAAGATCCAGTACACTTTATGAGAAAGTACTGCAAGATCCAACATCCAACGAGAGGTAAGATTAACTTTGATCTATATCCTTTTCAAGAAAAGTCTTTAATGCAATTTGCAGAACATGATTATAGTGTAATACTAAAATCGAGGCAATTGGGTATTTCAACCCTAACTGCAGGCTATACATTATGGTCGATGGTATTTAACCAAGATTTTAATGCTCTAGTAATTGCAATAAAACAAGATACAGCAAAAAATTTAGTAACTAAGATTCGTGTAATGCATGAATTCCTACCTAGCTGGCTAAAAGGTAACATACTTGAAGATAACAAGTTATCTCTAAGATTAGCTAATGGCTCACAGGTGAAAGCGATATCCAGTTCTCCAGACGCTGGTAGATCAGAAGCGCTATCGCTACTAGTAATAGACGAAGCAGCATTTATTGATAGCATAGATACTATATGGACATCAGCTCAACAGACACTAGCTACCGGTGGTAAGTGTATTGCACTATCTACACCAAATGGTGTTGGTAATTGGTTTCATAAAACATGGGTGAAAGCGGAAGCAGGTGAAAATAAATTTAACACTATCCGACTACACTGGTCAGTACATCCTGAGAGAAGTCAAGAGTGGAGAGATGATCAAGATATTTTATTAGGAATTGATCAAGCAGCACAGGAGTGTGATTGCGACTTTATAAGTTCTGGAAAGTCTGTAGTGCCCGGTCCACTTTTAGAATGGTATCGCGACAATATGGTGCAAGAGCCTGTAGAAAAGCGAGGACATGATAATTCGTATTGGGTATGGGAATATCCTAACTACACAAAGAACTATATTGTTGTAGCAGACGTCGCGAGAGGGGATGGAGGTGACTATTCAACATTCCATGTTATCGATATAGAGACAGTCACACAAGTTGCAGAGTACAAGGCTCATATTGGTGTTAAAGAATTCGGAAATATGCTAGTAAACATAGCTACAGAATATAACGAAGCTTTACTAGTAATTGAGAATGCAAATATAGGATGGGCAGCCATACAACCAGCTATAGACAGAGGGTATAAGAATTTATATTATACATACAAACACGAAGGTGTTATTGATCCAGATGTACAATTACGTAAAGGATATGATATTAAAGATAAAGGTCAAATGGTGCCAGGCTTTACAACTTCAGCTCGCACAAGACCACTTTTGATATCAAAGCTAGATATTTATTTTAGAGAAAAGGCCTGTGTTGTGCGTTCGAGTAGACTTGTAGATGAATTATTTGTATTTGTCTGGAAGGGGTCGAGACCGGAAGCACAAACTGGATATAACGACGATTTAGTTATGGCGTTTTCAATAGCAATGTATATCCGTGATACAGCGCTAAAGTTAAGGAATGAAGGATTAGAGTTAAATAAGCGAGCAATTAAAATGATGGGTACAAGTACAACATTTAATGGAGCATATAGCACTAATTCAGATCCAACTGATTCATGGAATATGGACGTTGGACACAACAATAGTGAAGACTTAACATGGTTATTATAGGAGTAAATAAAAATGGCAGATAAATCATTTTTCGGAAGATTAGAAACATTATTTTCAACAAACGCAATTGTGCGAAGAGTTGGAACAAACAAGTTAAAAGTTATTGATGTCAATAAGGCACAATCTAACAATGGCTTAGCCACAAACAAGCTTGTTGATAGGTATACAAAATTACATGCATCATCTACACAGATGACATATAATCAATATCAAACTTTTCAACAGCAGAGAATCACATTATTCACAGATTATGAAACTATGGATGAAGATTCAATCATATCATCAGCACTAGATATCTATGCAGATGAATCAACTATTAAGAATGAATTTGATCAAGTACTATCGATCAACTGTCGTGATGAAGATATAAATAAAATATTACATAACCTTTTCTACGATATATTAAATATAGAATTCAATTTATGGCCGTGGGTACGTAATCTGTGCAAATATGGGGACTTTTACTTGAAGTTAGATATAACAGAGAAGCTGGGTGTAACAAACGCACAACCTATATCCACCTATGAGATGGTTAGAGAGGAAGGTACTGATCCAACCAATGATGAGTACGTTAGATTTGTACACGACATAAGTATGGCTGGGCAATCTTCAGCAGCATCATCACAAGCTAAAACAGAATTCGAAAACTATGAAATAGCACACTTTAGAATGTTAAGTGATACAAACTTCTTACCATATGGCAAATCTATGCTAGAAGGATCTCGTAAAGTCTGGAAGCAATTGACACTTATGGAAGACGCGATGTTAATTCATCGTATAATGAGAGCACCTGAGAAGAGAGTCTTTAAAATTGATATAGGAAACATTCCACCAGCTGAAGTTGATAACTATATGCAGCAGGTTATTAATAAGATGAAGAAGGTACCTTATATAGATCAAAACACTGGACAGTATAATCTTAAGTTTAATATGCAGAATATGTTGGAGGATTTTTACCTACCTGTGAGAGGAGGGCAGTCCGGAACAGAGATAGATTCACTTAGTGGTATGGAATTTACAGGCATTGACGATGTTGATTATCTTAAGAATAAGATATTTGCAGGATTAAAGGTACCTAAGGCGTTTCTAGGATATGATGAGACAACAGAAGGTAAAGCAACATTAGCAGCAGAGGATGTTAGATTCGCAAGAACGATAGAACGAGTGCAGAGAATAATAGTATCGGAACTTACCAAGATTGCAATTGTGCACTTATACGCTCAAGGATATGAAGATAGCAAGTTAGTTGATTTTGAATTAGCACTAACAAATTCATCGACGATATACCAACAAGAAAAGATTAGTTTATGGGCTGAAAAAATCTCATTAGCAGATTCAATGAAAGAAAATAAAATGCTTTCAGAAGATTGGATATATAAAAACATATATAACATGAGTGATAAAGAGATTACAGACCAGCAAGGTAAGGTGGTCAAGGATATGGAAGGTGTGTATAGAAAGATGAAGATGTCTGAAGACGGAGAAGACCCAGCTGCAGACTCTAAAGTACAGCCTGATGAAGAGTCAAGCACGTGGGAGTCTAGCGGAGGTGATATCGGAAGACCACCAGAAGGTACAAAGTATAATACACAAGATCATGTAAGAGGAGCAGATCCCCTAGGTGATAAGACGAGAAAGCGCGATTATCTTAATAGAGATCGTACTATTAAGCACAGTTATGCTGAATCGCTCAAATCAATCACGAAGAGTATGGACAAGCATGCAAAAGCAACCTTGTTAAGTGAAAATAACTTGTTAGATGACGAGTCTTTGCAAGCGGGATGATATTTATATAAGCATAGATGTATATATTGGAAAAAAAGTATGGCAAATATTAAACATAATAAAATAAAGAACGTCGGTGTTCTATTCGAGCTGTTAACGCGTCAAATTACAAGTGACACTATTAGCGGTATCGATAACTCCCCTGCAATTAGAATTGTTAAGGAGTTCTTTAATAAGAATTCACAATTATTAAAAGAGTACAATCTATATAAAGCATTACAACAGCAAAAGTACAAAAAAGAGGCTAGCGCCGAGCGATTTGTAGATATAGTTATTAATGAGCATGCTAAGCTATCAAGTGCAAAACTTAAGCGTGAGAAGTACAGCTTAATTAAAGAGATAAAGAGGACATACAATCTAGAAGATTTCTTTAAATCACATATATCTAGCTATAAACTCAATGCATCTATATACAATATATTAGAATCAAAAAATAACGGTAACGTTCAAAATCCCACTGTATCGATGAAGAGTAGATTCTTCATTACAGGGCACATTCTAGAAAGTAACACTACCGCGAAGCGAGCTATTGATACAGTAATTAGTGAGTACAGTAAGCAAGATAAAGATTTAAGATTATTGTCATATAAGATTTTACTTGAGAAGTTTAATAGTAAATATGGTAAGTTAAATAAAAAGCAAAAATCTTTACTAAAAGAGTATATTAATAATATATCTAATAGCTCAACATTAAAGAAGTATATTGTAACAGAGATAGCAGTAGTAAATAGAGCATTAACATTGTTGATTCCAAAGGTTAAAGACAATGTTGTTAAGATAAAGCTCCAGGAAGTTGCACAGCAATTAGAGTTAATCAAAGAAGACACAAGAGTTAGAGATAAGCACCTTGTATCCCTATTACGTTCATACAGCTTAATTACGGAGTTAAAAAATGTCATTAAATAAAAAGCTAGAAGAAAAACTAAAAGATCTCGAAGAGATGTCTTCTACTGGAGCTGGTGAAGCATATGATACCCCTAATGCGTTTAGTAAAGATGAGGAAGAGGATGAGAACGATAATGCTATACAGGCTGGATACAAAAAAGTAAAAGAATCTAAATTTAAGAAGTATGCAAAAGCTACTTTCTTAAACGAAGTATCATACACAGAGTACAAAAGCGATGAAAAGTTATCATCGAAGCAGAAAGTGAATCAATCGATTAAGGAAGTTGGTAGTAAACTTCTAAGAATAGAGCGAATTATAAATCACAATATCAAACTGAAAACAGAAGAAGGTATCGATAACAAACAGTACTGGAAATCTACTCGAGGTGGTCTTTATAAGATATCTGAGAGAATGATGCGAATTAGTGAAAAGTTAAGAAAATTCTAATGAATAATTCTAAAGAAATAATAACTGAAGAGATGGATGAGGAACAAGTTAGAAAAGTTATCCGCAAAGAGATAGCTCGAATCTTCTTTGATTTATACAGAAAACGTAGCGTATGGGAGAAAGCATAATGTCAAAGAGTTTATTAATAGATTATACACCATTTGATATAACACCTCAAATGATTACTGAGTCTGAACAGAGGAACGGTGGTAGGGTTATTGTAACCGGTGTCCTGCAAAGAGCTGGAGCAAAGAACCAGAACGGTAGAGTTTATCCAAAAGAAATTTTAATGCGGGAAGTTACTGAGTATAAAAAGATACAGGTAGCAGAACGTAGAGCTCTAGGAGAGTTAGATCACCCTGAATCATCTGTTGTTAATCTATCTAACGCGTCTCACAATGTTGTAGACGTGTGGTGGGATGGTGATGATGTTGTAGGTAAGGTAGAGGTATTATCAACCCCAGCTGGTAACATATTAAAAGAATTATTCAAATCAGGCATTAAGCTTGGTATTAGTTCTAGAGGGTTAGGATCAGTGAAGCAAGTGAATGAAGACACGGTAGCAGTACAAGATGACTTTGAATTAGTTTGCTGGGACTTCGTTAGTAATCCATCTACCCAAGGAGCTTTTATGGCACCTGTAAATGAATCAAAATCGGCTCAACGGCCATTAAATAAGTATTATAAAGTAAATAGCATAATTAATGAAATGCTATGTGATTTAACATGTAAGTGTTCACTGCCAAGTTAGGAGAATAAAATGAAATTAAAAAGATTATTACAAGAGAGTAACAGAGATGCATTTAGCAGATCTCTAACACGTGAACAGAAACGTGAGATTATGGATGGTGTATCTAAATTCAATGAATTTGGTTCACGGCTGTATAAAACAAATGAAATATCAGAAATGGTAGAAGCTATTAGAAATATGACTGAAGGAGCTTCACAGTTAGCATTACAAGAAACAGATGGCTGGTTCGACGGTGTTACAGTCAAGAGAGATATGAAAGAGGTAAAAAACTCAACCAGATTATTTGAGAAAGCTGCTAAAGAATTATCTACTCTACAACAGAGACTTGAATCAGTATTCGAAGATCTTGGAAACAAGCTTGGAAAGTATTACAATATTAATGAAGCAATGGACGCACCAGGTAAAGAAGACGCTGATATAGACAACGACGGTGACGAGGATGAGTCTGATGAGTACTTAGCTAAGAAAAGAGCTGCAATTGATAAAGCTATGAACGAAGCTGCACCTCGAATGAAAGATTCACAAGAAACAAAAGCTTTAACAGATTTGCGACTTAAGATATTGAGAGCAAAGAAGGGCGGTTCACCTAGTAGATACTCAAAAGATTTTCAGACACATCAAAAGAGCGCTCTAAAATCAATAGAGCAGATGATAAAATTTTCTCAAATCGGAGTATAGTAATGAAAGAGACGCAATTACGAGATTTAATTAGTGAGGAGATTAAATTCTTACTATCTGAGAGATTTGGATCAAAGAGATTGCAATCACTCGTAGGTGGTATGTCTAAATGGGAGAAGTCAGCATTTCTAAAGGCCGGGGTCAAAACTGGGCTAGATTGGAATACATTAACCGACACTGATCTAGTAGTAGTTAAAAAAACACCTGCTCAATTATATGGTAAGCAAGGTATATTCCTTATTATAGCATCCCAAGATTTTGAGTTTAAAGAGAAGGCAGGTCAGTATGGGTGGAACCGATCGATTAAAAAAGGTCAGATGATCGGAATGATGATAGGTGGTAAAGTCGCGTATATTACTCAAAATGGGCTTGGAAGCAAGTCTACGTACAGTAGCGGGGCAAAGGTTGGTATGGATATGTCAGGTGCTAGAAGCGTGAAAGGTATGTCAGAAATGCCGCACATTGCGTTTGAGATAAACAATAGTGATAAGATGCAAGCATTAAAGTCTAAGCAAGCTACGCGTGTAAATCTAAAGTTCGGTGCAACAGCAATTAAATCAGCAAAAGAATTTAAGCAAGAGAACTTAGACAGATATAAAAAAGCACTGACGCTAACAGCTGATAAATCAGAGAAAGTTCATAAGCTAGTATTAGCTGCTGTTAATCACTCGAATGCACTTGTACAACAAGCTTTAGCTGAGATGCAAACAGATGGTGGTGGTGAGCTTGCTGTAGATATAAATGGTAACCTTGTAAAACTGCAAGCTATCACACGCTTACAGGATAACATATTAGCCAACTATACCAGATACACTAGATTAGATCAAGACGCGAAAACAAGCATGGAGTACAACAGAACCGACAGTTACTACCAAAAAGCCCGCGGAGCAGAAGCATTGGAACTTACAAAGAACGTTAAGAGCATGTTAAGCAATAAGTTTGATCGTTGGTAAAATAAACTAAAATATATATTGTGAAAAGGTTGGTTTATCCAGCCTTTTTTCTTATATTATAGTATTAATCGAGCAATAACAAACTAAAATGCATATGCAAGAAAATTCGAAAAAAGACCGACCTTATAATAAAGACGGCAACAAGCAATTCAAGCCACGAGGTCCGCGGCAAGACTTTTTTATACCTGGAAATCCTAGAGGGGTTAAGGTACATGATGGGTCACCAATAGCTCTAGAAAAGAGCCTGAGATATCTTAAACGTCAGATCAAAGATACAGATATAATGGGTCAGTATAAAGCTAACCAAGAGTTTCTAAAACCATCGGCTATTAAGCGAAGGAAGATGAAAGATGCTAAATACAAACAGCGTCTACGTGACAAGATCTCAGCTGAGTTTTGGAAAGATCACTGTTGGCTAGTGCCACCTGATAAGAATTACGGTCCAATACTACCAGACTAACATATACTATAACATATTTTTAAGAAACCCGGAACTTTTCCGGGTTTTTTTATGTGTTTAATATATATGCATATATTTATATGTGTACAAAATACACCATCACAATACATATGGTGTTAGCTACTTACAAAAATATATTAAGGATCCTAATATCCTTATTTCCACATTAAAATTTATTGGAGACAAATTATGTCAAAAGACTTATTAAAAGAAGCAATCGCTGATGCCAAAGCTGTCCGAGAGACTGCAATCGCAAATGCAAAAATTGCCCTTGAAGAAGCATTTACCCCTAAACTACAATCGATGTTATCTGCAAAATTGCAAGAAGATGACGAAGAAGGTGGCGAGGAAGAGTTAGAAGATGAGCTATCAAATGATGATATCGCCGTTGAAGAATTTGAAGATGAAGAAGGTGCTGATGTACCTGCTGAAGACGAAGAGGATTTAGGTGAAATGAGTCATGAAGAAGGTGAAGAGTCCTACGAAGACGAAGTTGAAGAGGATGCTCATGAAGCTCCTGCAGACGACGAAGAAGAGGACCTCGAACTTGAAGCAATCATTAGAGAACTTGAACACGAAGGCGGAGAAGAAGAAGAATTTGATGCAGAAGCGGAAGCTCCTGTTGAAGAGGGCCCTGAAACAGAAGATGAAGATGAAGAAATCGACCTAGATGAAGTTATCAGATCACTATCTGAAGACGAGCATGAGGGAGATGAAGAAGTACCTGAAGACGATGCAGAAGCAGACTTGGAAGAAGCTTACAAAACTATCAAATCTTTAAAAAACACTCTACAAGAGGTAAATCTACTTAACGCTAAACTATTATTCTCGAACAAACTGTTCAAGAGTAACAGCTTAAGTGAATCACAGAAGATGAAAGTAATTGAAAACTTTGACCGAGCTCATACATTGAGAGAAGTTAAGTTAGTATATACAACTTTATCTGAATCATTCACTACTAGAGCGACAGGTAAGAAGACAGTAACAGAAGGCTTTGCTTCTAAAAAATCAAACTCAACAGCACCGAAAGGTCAGATTGTTGAATCTAATGGTATGGCAAATCGCATGAAGCGACTAGCTGGCCTATTGTAAAATTAAAAAAGAAATAGGAGAAGACACAAATGTCTGAAATTTCAAAATTATTAAATGACGCTCAATCAACGTATAGAACACAGTTGAACGAGACAAAGAAGTACGTTTCCAAATGGGAAAAGACGGGACTTCTTGAAGGAATCGACCACGATTATGAAAAACATAATACAGCGATCCTACTAGAGAATCAAGCTAGAGAACTTGTAACAGAGAACTCAAAGGTTGGTGGTGCAAATTCTGAAGAGTGGAACGGCGTTGCCTTACCACTTGTAAGACGTATATTCGGTGAAATCTTTGCAAAAGAATTCGTTTCGGTACAGCCAATGAATCTCCCATCAGGACTAATATTCTGGTTGGATTTCAAATATGGATCAGCTGGAGGTATTAACCAAACTAAAGACACAGATGTAATGGGTAACACTTCATCATCAGCTTCACCAACAGGTGGACTTTATGGTAAAGGTAGAGAATCTTACACGCTTAAGAAAGTATCTCAAGCTGGTGGTGCACTTGCACTTGTAGTAGCTAACGGAGCCGACTGGGCTTTACCAATCGCATCTGCATCAGAAGCTGATTTAGATTTAGTAGATTCATTCTACTTAACTTCTCAATCTTCAGCAGGTGTAGACGGTGGTGTAGCTTTCTCAACAGCAGGAACTGCAACATTAAATGCTGCAGGTACTACAATTACATTTAAAAACGCTGGTACTTCAATAGGTGGAACAACTAACGCAACACTTGCAACAGACGGGTTCTTCCTACACTACTACAAGAACACGTTAGTGGCTTCTAGCAGAGGTGACTTCGAAGATTCAGCTGCAACTCCTGCAGGAACTACTTCTACTGGTACTGATGATATCGGTATTCCAGAAATGAATGTAGAATTGAAGCAAGAAGCTTTAGTTGCAAAGACTAGAAAGTTGAAAGTTGTTTGGTCTCCAGAGTTCGCTCAAGATCTAAACGCTTACCATTCTATCGATGCAGAAGCTGAATTAACATCTATGTTATCAGAGTACATCTCAATGGAAATTGACATGGAAATTTTAGCAATGCTTGATAGAGCTGCTAACACAGTAGCTTCAAGTCAAGGTACATTTGCTTTGTCTTCAGCTGCACATGGATATGCTCCAGTAATAGCTGATGCAACTGCTAGATATGACTTCGGTACATGGGCACAAACTTTAGGATACGAAATGCAAAAAGTTTCGAACTCTATCCATAAGTTAACCATGAGAGGTGGTGCTAACTTCGCAGTTTGTGATCCGGAAATTGCTTCGATTATCGAATCGATTCCAGGGTTTGCTGCTGATACTGACGGAACTGCATCACAGTTCGCTGCCGGTGTAACTAAGGTAGGTTCTTTTGCTAACAGATACACGATCTATAAGAATCCTTATAGAGCAAAAACAGATGGTATCTTGATGGGATTCAGAGGTAATCAATTCTTGGAAACTGGTGCTGTTTATGCTCCATACATTCCACTAATCATGACTCCTTTGGTATATGACCCAACTAACTTTACACCAAGAAAAGGTGTAATGACCAGGTATGCTAAGAAAGTTGTTCGACCTGAATTTTATGGCAAGCTT